AGACGCAGGGTTTATGGACGGTGTTATGAGTTCCAGTACTCGACTTCAAAGGCTTCCTGGGGATCGTAGGAATCGGTCACGCCGTAAATGGCACGCTCCATACTGCGGGAAAGTTTCGGAGCCACAGGTGCGGCAAAGGTCAGAGCCAAAGCGTCAGCTAAGTCAGGAGATCGTCCGATGCGTTCCTTGAGCTTGTCTTTAGCCTCGAGGATCTTAGGGCCTTTGGGCGTGTAGCCGTAAGTCGGAGCGCCCAAGTCTCCTTGTAAAACTGGATCCGGAGGAATCGCACCGCCTTGCTTAATCCATTGGGCCATGTGCCACCACATCTCTATTCGGCGGTTTGCAAATTGTTCTTTGTCGATGGCCTGTGCTCCGAAAGGAACCTCCACAACATCAAATCGCATCTGGCGAAGTCTGTCGATTACGCCTTGCCCTGCGCCGGAGTCAATGAATACGGCATCGGGTTTTTCTTTGGCCATTTCTACCGCAATGCGATCGGCGAGCGCCATGTTGTCAAACTTCCGGATAACGATCGGCTCAAAGGCAACGAGCCCTCTGCGCTTAAAGATGACCGAGGCATCCGATCCGAAGCGTGCAACGTCAATGCCATAGATAAGCGGAGCGCCCATGTATTCGCTCTCTCGATAGAACTTATTGGCCGCGGCCCGAATATCGTCAATCGGAATCAAGCCGTTGTCCTGAGCGGCCGAGAAGTCACAGAGAAACTCTTGCCGGAACTCGTTCTCAGACATTTCGACCTTGAGCGCCGCCAGTTCCTTTTCATCAATGACATGGGTTTGCTCAACGGAATACAGCATTGCGCACCAATCCGGATCACCTTTGCTCATGAGGTTTAAAGCCTGATCGTAGATCTGCGAAAAGAGGTTGATGCCCTTCGGAGTTCCGATGAATGCGGCCCACCCCTTACGGTCTGCCAGTGCCGGACGAATCACTTCTCCCCAGAGCGTGGGCTTAATCTGTGCCACCTCGTCGATTACAACCCCGTCAAAGTAAAGACCTCTCAAAGCATCCGGATTATCAGCACCGAAGATTCGGATCGTTGCGCCGTTGGGCAAAAGGATCGAGAGCTTTTGTTCGTTGATCGAGATTGCGGGGATTTGCGATGTGTAATGCTTCAGGTATCCCCAAGCGATCTGCTCGGCCTGATTTCGAAAAGGAGCAAGATAGGCATACATGCCGCGCTCTTTGCGGTCTGTAATGGCCCGCTTGATGAGGTGATTCACAGACAGCACAGTCTTGCCAAGGCGTCGGTGAGCAACCAGAACACAGAATCGATGTGTCTCGAGTTGTTTCTTCTTCAATGCGCTCGTCTTTTCGTGCCCCTTCAAGGAGTCCTTGGACCATATCTTGAACAGTCGCAAAAGCATTGCCCTGACCTCGCATGAGTTCCATTACTTCAGACGGCGCCATTCCTCCCTTTTTCGTCAGGCCGAGAGCACTCAGCTTTTTGATTGCGGAAGAACTGATCTTGGCAGCCGTCAATGCGTCCGGATCAAATTTCCAATTGATGCCGAAGGTTTCGTTGCTTTTCTTGATTAGTTCATAAGCACGAGTTCCGGCCTCAGCCTCGATCTCCGCCGTAACGCCTTCTTTAACCTTGTCGCGGATTTCTTTGGCTTTGCGTTGAATCATTCGCAAGGTCTTGGCTCTGGCGTTCGAGTACCACTTCTCATCTTTAGCTTTTGCTTCATTTAGAAGGGCTTCGCCATCTGCCAGCGCCTCATCGTGCGCCTTCTGCATGTCGATCCAATCGTCCTCGCTCATGTCTTTGGGCTTTTCATCAAAGAGCGGGCGCATGGATTCAGAAACTTCGGCCTGATAAAGGTCGGCTTCAGCATTGAGCATTCGGTCCATCACACGCTGAACTTCTTCAGAGAGCTGGGGAAGTTCCTCTCCAAACTCAGATTTGTACTGAGCCGCTCTTTGTTCCGCCACTCCGCCCGTCCATGCTCGATAAACGTCTCTGATCCATTTACCGAGATTCTTGAAAACAGTGATCAGCTTAGGATTGTGGGGCTTTCCTGTGGCCAAATAGATTTCGGTCTGATAGGCAAAGCGTTCGTGAAACTTTCTCTTCTCTTCGATGCTGAGGTTCTTCCATTCATCAAGCGACTTGAGGCCGAAGTCTTTCAGAAGGGTTTCTGCGTCCTGTTTGATAAGTCCGGAGACACCTGTTTCTCCCGCCAGCTGCATCAGGTTTTCAAGATACCAGTGGCTCATTTCATGGGCAAAGGTGGATAAGTCAGCATTCGGAGTCAGGTAGATTGTGTTTTGTTTCGGGCTGTAGCCGCCGCGCTCGTTTGTTCCGTTCTGGAAGTAAACAAGAGAGTCCTGAATCTTTTGAGACAGCTGAGAGACGGCCTTAGCCCTCACAGTCTTTCGGTTACTGCTGAGTTCTACACGAATGCCCTTTTCTTCCAAAGCGTCAACCAGTTCTTTGGGAGCGTTGTCCGGCAAAACCGCTCCGGAAAACTCTTCAATGTTCGACTTTTCTGTGACAGGCTTTGTGCTGATCAGAGTGACGTTGCTCGGCCTAAATCCATCCGGAAGCTCCAGGCCAAGCTTGGAAAAAACTTCCGTCGCAGGAACATTGATGGACTGCGGTTCAATCTTTTCGGTTTGGTAATATCCTGGGAACTGCTCCCGAAGCTTGACTAGGTCGGCCTCTGTCTTTACACTTGAACCGTCGGCGTTAGAGAAGTAATTCTTTAGCACGGCGTTAAAATCCTTGACGGATCGAAGGGAATCTGCCCCGGGTGTTCCGTACAAGGATTTTAATTTTTTTATGTTGATGTAAAGCAGTGCATTGTTCCGCCCCTGCAATTCGAGCTGAAGTCTTCCTCGTCCAAAAGCAGACTTAACAATATTAAAGACTACAGGCTTTTTCTCTGTCGGATGTTCGAAACTGACAGGAACCATTACCGATTCACCATTCGCATCTTTAATATCTAAAAAGAACACGAAAGAGTTGTGTCTTTCATCTCTTGCCACTATTACCGGATCTGTAATGGCCTCGGGAATCTGTTTAATAACATCCTTTGTCATCATCAGATGTTCATGGTGTTCATCCCTTGATTTATTCCCGGGATATACACCATCGAAAACATGGGTCGATGATCGTAATTCTTGGAAGTCAGCGCCCAGAAGTTTCATTATCAGTGGAGTTTGCCTAAGCATAATGAGCTGTTGACGAGGTTTCGCGGTCAACTTGTCAACTGTTTCCTTCCATTGTTGCGCGTCAGCACGCAACTTCTCTGCTGCATCCAACGGCTCTTGAAAGAAAGCATCCCTTGTCACATTAGAGGATTCAATCCTCGGCGCAAATTCCGCAATGCGTTCCGGAGCGATATTGGCATCTTTGGCCAAACGCACAATACTGGCCGCCTGCAGCCGAGCATACTGCTTTGCAATTCTCTCCTCTCGATAGCCACTGATTCCGCTGGCCATAAGGCTTTGAGTCATGCTCTTAGTCAGGTCATCGAAGGCCTGAGCATACTTAGACTTCTGTACCTGATTTACGGCCTGGTTGATTTCCTTTGTCGCCGCTTCCCTGCCCTCTTCAGTTGAAAGATCCCAATCGTTCTGGCCAACCCAGTCAGAGACAAGTTTGCGTGCCTTTTTCGCTTCGTAGGCACTGAGTTCGTCCGGATTGAATCTAAGGTGCTGAGTCAAAGCTTCTCCGAAAGGAGTTCCGGCAATATGGGCGGCGTAGTCTCCGGTAGAGATTTCAACGTCTCCGCCCGAAGCCACGGCTTTTTGAATAGCATTTACTAGCTCAGGATTGATCTTCTTCAGGTCTTCAAGACGAACGTTTTTCTCTTGCATTGTCTGCGCAAACATTTCCCCATCTACGTAAATCGTGGGTTTGCCTGCGCTCTCTGCCTGGTTCTGAACGGCCTCGGAGACAACTCCGGGTGCAGTCTCTCGGGCAGTTATTTCCGGAGCAATCTGATTAAGGTTCTCGAAGAATTCCTGATTCCTTTGGGCGGTTTTGATCTTAGAGATGTGGCGCGTCATTCCTACTGCACCGCCAGCAAGACCCAGTGCCCAAACACCTTTAATCGTCTCAATCCCGATGTCGGCCAATCTATCCATCACTTCATCCGGAGTAATGGAATCAAACTGCACATCTTTTGTGAGTTTCTTGGCGGCCTCTTCAGCAACAATATTTGAAATTTCCTGAAGCTCTTCAACGCCTACCTCGGTTGCAAGGCCCGTTGTGAAAGCCTTGGCCACATCAACCGCCGCGGCTCTGAATGTCGGCTTTTTGAGCGCTTCGATTGTCTTTTCTTTGACCTTCTGTCCGAACATCTGCTTAAAGCCGGTTATGCCAAGGAGCTTCCCTCCGAACTTCGTGAGCACAGCATCACCGATGGCTTCCAAGGAGCCATTAACAAAGCCGACCGTTCCGGACAATCGTCTGGCAACGTCATCATCAATACCTGCCTCTCGCATATCCTTGTAAGCAAGACCGCCTTCAACTTCCTTTGAGGTTTCCATGACAGCGCCGCTCATTGTCATGAGGCCCAGTGCTCCAAGGGAAGCAGGAACGGCAACAGGAGCGCCCGCTAATGCAAGAGCACCCAAACCCAAGGCGCCTGCTCCCATACCGAGAGCAGCACCCTTAGCAGCAGTGTCTCCGCTGACTGTAAGCATTTGCCCGATCGTCTTCATGGTCGGATAGGACAGCCAGGAATCCTTGAACTTTTCGTCCAGTGCGGCCAGCGTGTCATCGATTTCTTTTGAACGCTTTTCAAAAGCGGCGTCTTTCGTTATCTTGCCTAAGCGCAGATCCTCATACATACGGCCCTGCTCGTTCTGCAGTTCTCCAGACAAATATCCGGCTCTCCAGCCGTCAAGAGTTTTGACCTCGGGCTCATAGTCTTCATCCTCCCGCTTCCACTCGGTTTCTTCATCTGCATAAGTCAAAGACTTCGGAGGCTCTGCAGGATTGCGTGCGGCCATCTTTTCCGCAAGCTCGTTGAGAAGAATGTCCGTCTTGGTCAACGGCTTAAGGTCGTTTTTCAGAACAGGAGCTTTATCCGGATTATTTGTTATGTAGTCAGAAAGTCCGGGGGATTGCTTCAAGGTGTTGGCCGTGCGAAGTTTCTCCAGGCGCTGTTTTGAACCCTCAAAGTCAGCATCCACTTCTGCCGGAGAGATACCGAGCTGGCGAGAAATATCCAAGACTTCCGCTGTGCGCCCGGGATCCTTTCCGAGAACAAACTGAGAGGCAGAGTAAGCATTCCGCTCTAGTACCGCATAGGGATCGAACGGCTGAGCAGGAGGAAGGGGAACCGGATTGACCGGCTCAACGGTCGGCCCTTCGGTAGGTTCCTTAGCAACCACGGACTGAGTTGTCGGCTCTCCCGGAACTTCCATAGATCCGTCCGGAGTTTCAATTGCTTGTTCGTCTGTAATGAAAGGATTCGGCATTTATTTTTCTCCAAACGCCATGTGCAGGGCAATGAGTTCCACTGCCGCACGAGTAACGGCGGGATTGCGGGGATTGTTCTTAGCCTGTCTCTTGGCTTCTGCGTAAGCTCTTTCCCAGAGCTCGCGGTTGATCGGCATACCGCCCATCCGGGCATCGATCAGCTGAGACTGCTGCTTCGTGAGGTTCTGAAGCGGCGGAAGGTTGAAGTACCGACTGCGGATATTGTTGACAGCGCTTAGTCTGTCAGCTTCTGTGGCCTTAGTTCTAAAGCCTGCCTGCGGCACAGCTTCCCAATCAATCTTCTTCTCTTGTCTGAAGTCGGCGCCGGACACATCGTTGTAGCCATACAAGAACCCGGGCTTTTGTCCTTCAAATACCTTGTTGACCATTGCGTTTAACGTTTCATTACTCAAAACGTTTTTATCGGCCTGCTGGGTCCGAGCCGCGTAGAGAGATTGAGCTGAAAGAACCGCATTCTTCGTCTTTTTGGCGTTGAATTTTTCGTCATTGCAGCGCTGTTTTACCTTGGCCATGAAAGCCTTGTACTGCTGATCATCGAGTTTCTCGACGTTGTATTTCAATGTCTTGATCGTCTGCTTTGTGAGGTAACCGCGATAATGATCAAAGTTAGTCTGAGCAAACTCTTCCGGATCTCTTTCTGCCAACTCTTCAAGGTTCCCCAAAACAGCAGGATCATCCTCAGTGCAAGGGAACTTTTGATGCTCAATGGCTAGCTGAATCTTCTCGTATCCAACGCGATCATTCGTCTTGATTGTTGACATGAGGGAGGCAGGAACCTCTTCGCCATTGTCTACAAACTGAAAAGCCTGATTGAGGTTGTCGTAGTTCGTCGCCTTCTCAAGCGCTTCCTGCTCTCTCTTGGCTCCGTACACCTTGTTTTTGACAGCGGCACGATACTTCTCGGGGACTGCATTGATGTTGTCTAAAAGCTCTCTGGCTTTGCCGTTGTCCTTTTTGAGGATTTCGTCCGTGTAACGGTTGACGATCGCACGGTCGGAAGCCATCTGCATTGCAGACTTTAATCTCAGCCCTGCTTTCGGCCCCATCTCAGTTTTGTGCTGAGCAATGTAAGCCTTAGCCTGAGAGAGGTGGCCCGCATCGATCATGTTGCTCACTCGGAGCTCGTGGATCGGCCCCAGGACTTTGATCATGTCGACAGGCGTGCCGTGAAAATCTCCGATCTGCTGAGCAATAGAACGAGCCGCCATAAGTCCGGACTTTGCTGTTTCCGGATCGGCGTCAGCCGCCTGGTTAAGAGCAAGGCTCAGTTGATTCTTGAGAACTGCGTCTTTGTATTCGAGCTGTTGGCTTGTGACATAGGTGTTGACCTGATCATTGAGCTTCAGGCTCGAGGCCTGGTAAAGACGATCAAAGGCACTGCGGACTCGAGCGTTTCCAGCCTGCTCCCTCAGCTTCTCATAGCGTTGCTTGAAGGCTTCGCTGACTTCATCATTCAGGCTTCTGCCGTCAGGACGCTCAAGTGCATTCACGCCTTTAAGTCTTTCGTATCCGTTCTCCGGATTAACTCTGAGGTCTATGCGGGCATGTTCCAGCTGGGTCGAAAGATCGTCCAACCGAGTCTTATCAATCTCCAGCTGCCACTTGTCGTATGCGTCCCTGAGATCTCCGGAGAGTTTATTCATTGCCTCGCCTGCGTGCCGAACCGACATCGGGCTCTCCGGCGCAGTGATGATTTCAGATTGCATTCCGCCCGGCTGAGAGATCGCAACCGGGACGCCGTAGGGATTATCAACAGAAGGAAGTTTCATTGTTCCCATGTTTAGACTCCTGCTCCTCCGCTCATGCCGCCGGCGCCGCTCGTAAACAACTTGCCGATACTCACGACGTTATCGAGATATCCGGAGCCCGTTGATCCGGAGTTGGGATCCAGCGGGTTGCCCTTTGCTCCGTTCGGATTCATGAGAATGCTCATACCTGTGGCGACAGCAGACGCCCAAGGAGAGATGTTCTTGGCTTGGGCATTGAGTGCGATGGCATTGTTTGAGTAATTGACAGCCCTGCGCCGATAGCCAAAGGACTCCGCGACGGCATTGGCAAGGATTTGATTAACCTGCATCTCTTTGGCAATGTCGTGAGATGCCATCACTTCTGCTGTGTTGCCGGTTCCGAGAGCGACACCGCTGGCCGCCTGAGCCACTCGAGTGGTGGCCTTTGTTTGTCCGGCACGATAAGTAACCGCGGCAACTTCCTGCTGAGCTCTCTTTAAAACATCTTCTGCGGCTGTCCGGAAAGACTGCGCCTGCAGTTTTGAAATCTCACCCTGAATCTTGTAGAGCTGCTTCTGCTGCTTCGCCTGGCGGAAGGCAAGGATCGGTGCAACAATGCCGTTGACCGCATTGTGTCCCATCGAAAAGCCAAGGCCGAAACTGCCCAGACCGTTTGCCGCATCCGAAGTTATCTTAGAAAAACCAAACGAGGAACCCTGTCCCTCGTACAGAGGAACGTCAAGATCCTCGCCAGCATATTGATCGTACTTACCCATGTGCCGTTACCTCAATTTTTCTCTAAGGTAACGGCGAAGCTTCAATGTTTATGGACGTTAAGCCGACAGATCACAGGTCAAAGCCAGCATTGTGACGGGCAGCGGATCGAGCTGCCTCAAGCACACCTGACCGCCTCGAGTCCATGTTGAATAAAGCTGAAGATCAATTTCATCAGATTTGAGCGCGGGAGGAGACCCGCAGGGCTCGATCGTTCTCTGCTTGTATTCAACAAGGTCATTCTTATCGAAGCTGGGGCCTGCGAAGATTCCGGAACTTCTATTAACCCGAACTGTGATCTTGTAGACGTTCTTAACCCTGCCCATACCTCCGGACTGATCCTGGAGGATGACCGGAAGTGTTTTCACATCCGACTGATACGGAAGACCGACTTGAACCACCGATGCTTCATGGTTGAGAGTGACCTTGCCATTTACAACCTTCTGCTGAGGCTGGACAGCACCGTCGGCCAAAATAGAAACTGTCTTTCCCTCGAGCCAATCAATTCCGGAGATCGTGGTCGTAGGCGTCCCGTTGTAGGTCGCGCCGGAATCGACAAAGAAGGCATCAGCCAAATTCTTGAAGTTTCGTGTTCTCATGCGCTCAACATAGCGCTTCTGGCTTCCGTTGATTGTCCTTCTGATCACGCAGTAAAGGGTATCTTCCACGCCTTCTGAAACAGCGCAGCAGGATTCAAAAACTCCGTCCGTGTTATGGCGATGCCAGGAGCCGACTTGTTGCTCAGGAATGTACGTGAGCCCCAGCAAGTTTCCATCAGAAGAAACAAACCACATGATAGGGTACGGAGCCTTCTGAGCCGTGGCATCTTTGATCGTCTTGAAGTCAAAGAGGTGCTGACTTCTCAGGCACAGATCTCCGGACACAAAACCGCCTGCCTGATACTGATAGGCGAGTTCTCGGACATGGCCGTCACGAGCCGAAGCGAAGATCAGATTGTTGTTGTAAACGAGCGGTCTGACTGTCGTGGCCCCGTTGTAGCTCTGAGGTCGAGCAGAAATCGAAGAAGGCGTAATCGCGTCAGAGTTCTGGGGACTGATTCGTATCTCTGAGCCCGTTGTTAAAAGGATCAGGTGAGACAACGGAGAAATGTGCAGAATCTTATTGAACTCTGTTGCCGCGATCCTAAAGTTGATGCGGTCATCGTCTTTAGACGGCAGGGAGTACGTCATATCGCTCTCTGTTCCGGAACGAGTGGCAACCACCCGCTGAGGATCGGTCTTAAAACCTGCAAACCAACGACGTTGTTCAAAGTAACCTACAGCGCTCGGATAATTTCCGGAAGACACAACTGAATCGTATCGGCGCGGCGTGATGTCGGTCTTCGGAGCAATGTTGTCATCAATGATCGATGTAGTCTCTGAGTCTCCTATGTAACCGTAAATGCCGCCCTGATTCTTGTAGAAGCGGTAGTAACTTGCTCCGGACACTGCAGCGCACGAGATTCTGATTGTCGTACCTGTGGCATAGAGGTTGGCGGTACAAGACACTGCTGCACTCGGTTCGCTCTCAATCGTCTTGTCCGCATTGAGGCAGGAGACTTTGTATTGAAAAGTGTACTTGTCGGCGTTCTTATCCTCGTTGCCCGTGGTCGTTTCTCTTACTGCAGTCACGTTTGTGGGCGTGGCCAAGGTCGAAGAGAAGCTGATTGTTGCCAGTCGCCAATCGGTATTGGAATACCTCCGGATCTCAGTCGGAGCGTAATCCTCATGCGTTACGGTGATGATGTCATTTGACTGCACATACTCAAGTTCAAAGAGATCATCTGCATCCCATGGCGTTGTGATTTCATAGGGCTGATTGCCGTTCATCAGCGTGGCACCGAAGGAATGGAATCTGGCGTATTTGTGCCCCAGTTCGATGACGAAGGTTTGCTGAGCGTTAAAAACAAACGGAATCAGGCGTACCTTCTTGCTTGAGTCTTTGACTTCACGCACGAACTCAAATCCGGGCCTGTTTTCAATCGGGCCCTGGGGACGGCAGAGAAAATTCAGGCACGTCTCAAGGCCTGTCTGATACTTTGTATCGTCTGTTCGCCCAAACATTTCCGGAGAAATTTCACCGCCGGCAAAAGAGCGCTGAAGGACTTTAGTTGAGCCACTCATGTCCGTCCCTCCCCCAGTCACCGTAGTCACCGATAAAGTCAGGCTTATAGCTCAGATGATCTCTGTCCTGAACTGCATCCTGAGCCTGTGCTTTTAACAGTCTGTCTTCGTAAAACCGCATCATCTCAGCTGCCATCTGCACACCTGTCATCCCCGGAACAACAGTACCTGCAAGATTAGAGGCAAGCAGGAAAGCCAAGGCATCAGCAAAGACATCTGAAAACTTTTCAGGCTTAACCTCCGTGGTGATATACCTAATCCATATACGCTTCTGCTCTGCCACCAAACAGACTTGTCCGTTGATCAGCTCTCGGACGTAATGAAGAGTCTGTCGAGTTGCGTTTCCATTTTCGTCAACCGGATAGGCATAAATGATCTTCACACAGTCCGCAGGAATCGGAAATGCATAGCCGCCTCCGATAGGCTCTACTGTCAAACGTGCAAGCTCTTTGCGCGTTGTAGCAAAGCTCCAGTTATAGGTGGCAAGGATAGTTTTTAAGGCAATGGGATAAAAGCGCCTGCAATGATCGGCCTGAGCGCTTCCCTCAGGCGGATCGATAGAAGTCACTGTCGCTCTGTCCCCCAGCCTCGAGAGAGCGATATTGCAGATGTCGACAACTGAAGACATTTTTGCTCCTAAAAAAGAGGGGGCACATGGCCCCCAAAATGCTCGCTAGGAATAATCCTGTTTACTCGGCTGCATAGTCACCGATGCGCTTGCCCTTCGGAGAGGATGCGCAAAGGGAGATGCCTGCAGTGACCTTGCAGCTCATTGCAGTGCTGGTAAAGGACAGCTTGAGGTAACGCGGACAGCCTTGCGGCAGTTTGATTGCCGTATCTGTACCGTAAGCCGTTGCTATGGTATCAGTCACAGAAGCGCTGGCAGAGCCGCCGAGAACCTCAATAGATGTCGGCAATGCAGATCCGGAAATGCTCAGGATGACGTAGAGTTCACCTTCAGAAACTCCGGCCTTGTTCAGGTCAAGAGTGTTCGTGGAAGTTCCGGAAGTCCCGGAGATGGACTGGCCGTCACTGAACATAAGCTTGGAATCGAATCTCATCTTTTTCTCCTATTACGAAACAAGATCTTCAGTGAGGCTGATGGAATCAGACACTTCGATCGGAATGTCGAAGAACATGGTCTTGAACTGTTCGGCGGCCTCAACGACTTTGAGAACGTTTGTGCTCTTAGCGTAAGCGGCAAGTTCAAGAGCGGTGTGCACTTCTTCAGCACAGAAGAGGTGGAGGTTCGTGCGCAGATCAGACGGGATGCGGTTCTTTGCAACGATCAGTTTCTTGATCAGATCTTCGGAACCCATATCAACAGCACCGTCAGAAATCGGGATGTTGCAGACACGAACCACGCCGCGCCAGTCTTCAAGGGCCGCACCTGCCTGCCACTTGTAGTGATCGCGATAGACTTCATACATGGAGCCGTCGGAGTTCACGTGAGTGCACTGGCCTTTGTCAGTGTGCTGTAAACCGATCTTGGAGCCCTTCGGATAAATACCGTAAAACTGATCCATTGACACAATGAAGATCGAAGTGACCTTCTTTGTCGTTGCTCCGGTGCTCACAGCCTTAATAGTGTTGCGAGAGGACGGAGTTGTGGAGCTCGTGTCGTTATAACGAGCGGCAAGACCCATGAACTTGTCCGGCTCCGCATCGATGTCGCCGTAGAAGATTGTTCTAGCCATGTCGTTGGCCATACCGGCAAAAAACGGCTTCTGTTCAGACAGGCGCCAGGCGGCTGTATTGCCGTTGAGGTCAGCCAAGTCCTTATCGACTTCAGCGTACATTTCAACATTTCCGCAGGTATCGGTTACCTGAGCGGTCGTGGATTTCTGCGGCTGAACGCCCTGATAGAGGCGGCGCCAAGTCGGTTCAGGAATGCCAGTGCGAATGGCATGAACGTAGCCATCCGTCTTGTTGCACTCTTTCCATCTGAGGAGTTTGAGAATCGGGTCTCGTTTAGACAAGACTTCAGCAATCGGAATAATCTGACCTTGCGGGTCAAGTCTCGATGCGAGGTCAACCAGTGTTGGATATTCAGCAGCCATCGTAATCACTCCTAAAAATTAGTTCATCTTCGAGTTAGGGAAAAAAGCCCGGGCGCGCTCGGCTGTTGAGAGTTCACCCGACCTGCCGCCCTTTACGACGGCGTCATCACTGAGCGCCTGCTGAGCGGCAAGGCACCCTTTAATGAATCCTGCATGACGGTTAAGACCGACAGACTCAAAGAACTGGCGAGTCTCAGCGTCGAAGAACTTGGCATAAAAGCGGCTGGCGCTCTTCAGGTTGGCCGCATAGTTCGCACCGCCAATCTGAGGATCGGCCTTGGCTTCAGCGGTCAGGGCCTGCTTGACCTGAGCAGACTGCTCTTCCGCACGCTTTGCCAAAACAGAGGTCATGTTTGTGACCAGTTTTGAATAAGCAGCCTGAGAAAGATTCAGGTCCTTGCATTCCTTCTTGAAAGCCTCGATCGCTCCTTCATCGAGCTGAATGCCTTCCGGAAGTTCAATGCCTGTTTCGTCGTAACCCTTTTCAGGCGCGCCCAAAACATCGTTGCCTTCCTTCTTTTCGGCATCCTCTTTAGCAGGCTCTTCCTTTTCCTCTTCTGCGCCCATACCTTCAGGTTCTTCAGCCTGTGGCTGGGGAGCTTCAGCGGCAGGTTCGGGCTGTGCCGGAGGTGTCGAATCCTGAGGTGCCGGAGTAGGATCTGCAGGAGGAACGGTGCCTTGAGTTGCGGCAGCGCCTGCTTCGTTGACAGTGGTTTCTGCGGTTTCAGCCATTTAGTTTTTCGTTCTCCATTCTGCGAACCAGCTCGAGATTGATGCCCTTGAGTCGATTCAATATTTGCAAACCTATATCGCGCCTTGCGGAAGCTATCGTCATCAGCGTCATGTCCTGAGACGTGACCGAACTGTCGACGGCTGTCATGTCGAGAATCCATTGAAAGACCCTTCGGCCTTCGACTGTCTCAAGAGTTTTCTTGATGGCAATTTCCAGCTCCTTGAGCTTTTGTTTCTCGGCCTTTTCAGCCAGCTCCCGCTGTTCGATTTCGAGAAGCGGATCATCTATGTCTGTCATTGTCATTTAGGGCCCTTTAGGTTTATGGACGCTTACTGCACTCCCTCTTCGGAGAATGCTTCCTGCAGACCCTGGGAGTCAGCTGCCTGCCCTAAGTCTTTGAGGCTAGTCATTGCCTGCTGAAGCTGAGCGGCCTGCATCTGTGCCTGCTGTTGCTCGGCCCTTTGCTGGCGAATGAGTGCAACCTTCTGCCCTGTCACAATCAAGGACGGAGGCACTCCGTTCATGTCTGCGAGCTGATCGATCGTTGCATCCACATCGAGCTTGTCCACGGCCTGAGGATTGATCTGAGCCAAAAGGCCGATTTGCTGAGCTGTTCTCACAATGCCGTTGGCCGAAGCGTTCTTCTGCGCCTCTGCCAGAACAGAGACATACTCGATCGAAAGCTCTCTGCCGTAGAGTTCTTCCGGAACCTCGGGGAGCATGTTGTACTCAACCATGAAGCCAAAGGCGTTTGTTACAAGCGGATCAAGAAGCTCGGTGTGCAGGCGCTCCAGCACAGGCCCGAGCATAATCACTTTTTCCTGCTCGAGGGCTTGAACTTCTGTCGCGGTACGGTCGGTTTGATTTGCTGTAGCCGCGATCATTTGAAAAACGTTGACGAAGAAGATGCGCTGGATGTCCTGACGGGTCGATTGAATCAGAGCCAGCATTGCCTGCGGATCGGTGCGAACCTCCCACATGGAGCGGATGATCGGAGCTTCCTGTGGGTTGACGGCCACACGGCCTCCCGGCTTGAACTGACTCAGCTGATCCTTGAGGGTGGACGGGTAGAGAATCGGCGGCCTAGTTCCGTAATCCACAAGTTCAGCAAGTCTCAGGTGCAGTCTCTGCAAAGACTTCTGTGCGCTCAAGGCCTTGGCACCGGGACCGCGGCCATATACAGAGCCGCCCGAAGTCATCCAGCGCGGACACAGTGCCGGGAAGTTTCTAAAACCTGACTCAGAGAGAACTTTGTCCTGCACACCTTCCTGGAAATAAACGGACTGCCAGGGCATATTCTTGTTGTCTCGTTTATCGGGATTACGTTCAATGCGCGGTTCAATCGCATGAATCACATTGAAGCGGGTAAAAGGATCTTTCTCAAAGGCTTGCCGAACGTCATTGTTTACGGCCTCAAAACCCCATTGCTGGACCATTTGCTTCGCCGTGAGAGAAAGGCGGCGATACATCGTATCGACCTTCCCATAATCATCTTCAGCCAGCCAGTATTCCCCGATTGTGAGGTTCTGCAGGGAGATGAGCTGTTCCGGATGAGGCTTTACGATCGTGCATGCAGTGCCGAATACCGGAAGCTCCAAATAGCTCTGGTGAAGCGCGTTGTAGCATTCGGCTTTTGAGAAGTAGAGAAGCAATAGGTCTTGAACCTTCGTCATCCACTCTTTGACAGCGGGATTCTTATCGAGATCCGGATCCATCGTTGTGAGGCGCAGCCACGGCCTGGAAGGAGACGAGACGCCGCCGAGCAAGCCCGCGGCCAAAACATCCGCGCAGTCAATTGCTTCAGCATCGAGGATCTTGCGATAACGCTTTGAGCCTTGAGTTGCATCTTCACCTGAGAAGCACCCTAAGTCCGGAAGACAGTAGTCACGAATATCGCGCCACAGGTCCTCCCAAGAACTGCGCTCCTGTTTAAGACTCTCGAAGCGTTGATTGATAAGCTTGATATCTGCGGGCATAGTTATCCCCCGATAAGCTGTTTCTTCTGCAGTTTGAAGCGTTCGTCCTGCGCCGCTTCACTTGCCAGAACCGTTTCACTCATTCCTTCCGGAGTGTCATCAATAACCGTGTCGCCGACATTCGCCTGCTTTTTGTTTTCCCTGTTAGCGTTCTGAGACTGTTGTTCTTCAGCTTGCGCCTGCTGTCGAGTGGCTTGAGCCTGCGCTTTCCTTGCCTGATCTTTGGCCTTGTTCTGCATGTGGTTGTACATGCCCGCAGTTGCAACGTTGGCAGCCGCCTTAACCACAGGCTTGACCACCTTTCCCACGGCGTGAACCACTGACGATACTGCCCCCATGATCAGCCTCCGAGTAAAGAGGAACCTGTGCCAAGCGCGCCAGGGTTCAGGGGAGCCGCATTGCCGTTTGTCAGAAGCGTGGATCCCAAGCCGTTGTCAATCGTGTTGTCCGCTAAAAGGCCGTCAAGGTCAGCCTGCTTGCGGTTTGCTTTGTTGCGGGCCTGATCCTCTTCCTGAGCCAAGGCCTGCTGCTGAGCGAGCTGTTCCTTGGCGGCAGATGCTTGACGATCCCCGGCGCCTTTCTGCTCATAAGCGTTCAATCCCGATGTCACGGCGCCAACCAATGTGCCCACGATAACTGCTTCAGTCATTCCCATGATCAAAGTTCCTTAAAAAATACAAGATGCTTTCTGCCCTGCACTCTCTTTTTGAGTGCCTTAGCCAGAGGAGAATCCTCGGGCACGTCCCATAGGAAAAACTTGGCGCCTGCCTTGATTGCTTTGCGTTCTGCCAACACTGCCAGCCGTCCGCCGATTGATGTATTGCGATATTCCGGCGCCAGATAGATCGCATCGTTTTGCGCGAAGGTCTCGCCGCTGTGCTGGTGAGTAAAGACAAAGACCGAAGCAAACCCGATTGGCTTGCCTTGGTCTTCAACAATGAGGCCGAAGGAGTCCGTGCCTTCGCTCAGGATCTTGTAGATCGAACGATCCAGAACAGCCTTTCGGTTAGGCAAGCCTGCCTCCGACATTGCCGAGTCAATAAGCTCACGGCAACGGTCAATGATTTCAACTAAGGACGCGTCAATGATTTTCATGAGCACATTGTCAAGGCTCAGACGCAGGGTTTATGGACGGTGTTGCTTCAATCGTACATCCTTTCAACAACAACTGAAACGCCGAACAAGCCGCCCAGGACGCTCGAAACGTCCGACTTGAAGAGGTTGAATTCACCAAAGACGGTGAGATTACGCGCAAATCAATGGACGAGTTTGTAAAGCGCACGCCTGATAAAGAGGGCCTCATTGATTCAAACGGCAATGCCCTTTATGACAATATCGCAAGACGAATGAGGCCCGCTATTTTTGCCGCCGCATTCTCTGATACTCGGATCATTAACAGGTTTATTGCTGACAGCCCTGAAGACCGCAAGATTATGAACGTGCTCCAGTCGGTAGCAACCGAGGTAGTGCGACTGAAGAAGATCAAGGGTGAGCTGGATTTTTCTCCCGACCTTCTCGAGGCCGTGGCAGACGTATTCGAGACACGCAGAGAAGCCAAGAAGATCAACGGCAAGGGCCACGAAAAAGAACTCACTGGCTCACTCATGGAGGAATCCGCGACACCTGCGCAACGCTACTTTAGAGACATTCTCTTATCTGCAAATCCTGAACGACTTCAGGAGATTCTTGCCAGAGTAAATGTCTTATGCCCTAAAT